AATATCTTCACTTAAAATATCGCGTTCTCTAAAATCACCTTTGGATTTTTTAATTTCTTTAAATTTTTCCTTAGCTTCATCATCTAAATCAGACCATTTAACAGGCCCAATCTCTTCCCCTGTTGCTGGTAATTTAAAATAAATTAACTTATCGTCTTTTTGAGTTTTCCTATAATATTCAGCTACCCTAACCGTATCTTTCTGTATCCAACCTTGCGCATTATTTTCATTAAATACTGCGCTACCTCCAACATCTTTAAATTTAGGATATTCAGCTTCATATAAATCTCTTGGCATATCATCAAAGATAAAACCAAAACGAGCGTCAGAACCATCAACTTCATTGATATTAGGATCAAGATAAACAGAACGAGGGTCTTTAATACGTCTAATAAACAATTCTTGATCAAATGAGTTTTCGCTAATAGCTTCTGCTGTAACTCGCCAATAACCCCATCCTGCATCAACCTGAAATTTAGAAGCATTGTCGTAAACATTTTCTGCATTAGAAATATATTCAATATGCCTAACTACTTCTTGAAATACTTGAGCCGCTTCAAAGCTAGCATCATCCCCTACCGGACGGATATTAACCCCCGGCTTATTCTGCTTACCGTCATTAATAATTTGAAGATTATGCTGTTGAGTTTTATTAATTGTAAGACATGGGCGATTATTAGTTTTTCTATCCCCAATAACCCAATTATCCCATTGATACATATTATTGCTATCAGCATTAGCAAACTTATAATCATACTCAAAATAGGTTCTAGCTTGAGCTTCCCAATCCTCGCAAATTTTAAAACGCTTTCTAGCCTCAAGAAGAATACCAGCATCTTCTTCAAAGTTTGCTTCAAATGATGTAGACCAAGCCATTTTATTTATTTCCAATAATTATAAATTGACGTGGCTTAAACTCGCCATCGTTTTTAAATTTAAAAGATAAAATATTACCAACCTTTAAATTTTCAAAAATTTCTTCTTCAGATTTATCAATTTCAATTGTACCATCAAATAACTCTGCTACTTGTTCGCCTAAAAGCTGTTTCACTAATTCAGGATTATAAGCCATAATTATAAATGCCCCATCCAAGCTCTAGGCTGTAAATTAAGTTTACCTGTATCAGGTTTTGCAGCTTTCTTTTTAGTATCAGCTTCAGTTTTTAAAGATAACGCAAATGTTTGAAAGGCATCAGCGCCATGTGACCAAGGCGTATCATGATCAGGTTCACGCGAAAAATTTCCAGTTTCTTCATCAACTTTATAAGCGTATCTAGAAAGGCATTGCCAACCATCAGCAGTTTTATTTTCATCAAAATTACATAGTTCAAAAATAGTTCTAGCCGCATTAATGCCCACAACTTTCTTTGAAGGTCTTTGTACAACAATTACTTTAGCGTTTGGAAAAGCTTTCCTAGTTAAAGACGCTATTGATCTATTAGCTAATGTTTCATTATCAGCGTCATGAGGCTGATAAATTACACTATAATTATAAGGTAACGATTGCATATACTCTGTATAATGAGGAAGCTTTTTTAATCTATTTTCGTAGTAATCAATTAAATTATATTCTAAACCAACTCGCTGAATAAACCAGATTGCAGTCTTGTCGCTATGGCCTAAATCCCAAGCTGTAATCACAGGCTTGGTAGGATCATGAGGAACCTTGCCCCTACGTTTATCTAATAAAGTTTGTTTAATTTCATCAGCGTAAATAGCGCCGTCTAAAGTTTGCTTAGTAAAGCCTTCCCATACTTCTAAATATTTTACAGGATTGTTGGCTTTTAATAAGTTCATTTCCCTTCTTAAATCTGGCGGAAACCATTTATTATCTGTATAATTAATCTTAACTACATAAGCATAACGCTCCATCTCTCCCGTTACTTCATTAGGTAGAAAATCAGGAGCATACAAATCTTTCTTTAAAACATATCTATCATAAACTTCGTCATCATCTAATTCAGGATTAAAACTAATCCAAACTTCAGGACCAATTTTAAATGGTCCTCCTAAACCATCCTTTGAACTTTCATGCTTACCACGAATTGTAGGCATTAATTTATCAAGCGAAGATTTAGATGTATTATTAGCTTCTTCTAACCAAGCTATATCAATTTTAGCTAGAGATTTAATAGCATTAATTTTGTGACGTAAACCAGAGAATAAAAATTTGGAACCTGTTAAAGTACAAATAATAGATTTATCTTTAATATCAAAAGCCCATTCTAAACCATAATGTTCAATGTAGCTTTCAATTGTACTCTTGACACTTTCTTCAATTGAATTTTGAATTTCTCGCAAGCAAAGAATACGCAAACGAGTTTTCATAGCAAAAATAATTAAAGCGATTGCGTAACCATCAGTCTTTCCAGCACCACGACCACCATAGCCAATTTTTAAACGAGCAGGTTCAAATAGAAATGATAGCTTATCGTTAAATTCAATTTCCAAAGTTTACATTCCGTTAATGAGTTATATTATTATTTGCAGAAGTTTGCCATACTTTAACTGACTGAATTGTAAACGGTTGATTTAATCCACTTCCTAAATTTATAGCAACATGTTGATTATCAAATATTCCAAAAGCCCAAGCTTGAGATGTTGGTGGAGGGGATTGATTGGTAAATTGAGACCAAGATACCGATACACCCTGTTGAATATCATCAAGATAAAATGTAGCTGTTCCACTTGTTCCACTTGTAGCAGGAACCCAAAGCATCCCTACTTTGTGATTTACATTCCAGTTAATGCCACTAATTCCGGGTCGAACACTAGCTGATGCCAAGTTACAAAACTGATTAGCCGGTGAAGGACAGGTAGAATTAAAAATTCCATACCAATCATGGAGCGTTCCGCCATACTGCTGGACTGTGCCATTGATATCATATTCAAAAAAATCCGCCTCGATAAAGTGAGCATAGTTAGAAGCTTGGCCTGACCATTGCGGACCGTTTGAATTAATCAGATGTTCAATAGCCATCGACCAAAAGGAAGGCCATCCGTTTGCGGTATTGACGAGCGTATTGTCAAACTTGATTGTTGCTTCAAAATAGGCACCACCACCAAACACAGTACCGACGAAGTTTCCGCTACCTAGATCAGCCGCCGTCGATATTTGTCCATTTCCATTTAATAATCCTTGAATAGTTAAGCCGGGAGAATTAAGAGTTAATCCTGAATTTGTAGGAGTGTTTCCAAAATAATTCCAAAGATACCATTCTTTACCTGAAACATTTGATCCTGATAGATCAAATTTAGATGATGCAAAAGCACTATTAAAAGTTTGAGTATTAAAACCTACAGCAGCAGCTTGGCTTGGTACTGAATTACCATGTACCCAAGCTCCTAATAATAATGCTAAAAGTATATACATCCAACATTTAATTAACATGAAGTTGGAGTACCCCAATAAATAAATTGATTATGGCACATTGAAGTTTTTTGACCAGACGAAAACCCAATAGGCCAGATGCCAATTTCTCCAACTTTTCCTAGCATTACATTTGATGGTCCGGGTTCTGATCCTAAATAAAAATTAGTTTGAACACCAGCACCAGAAGCTAGATTAAGCGCATTACCAGTTCCATCAACATTTACGTTGGAATTGCCACCACCATTATCAGCAACGAATTGAAAATTATGCCATGTGCTATTTGTGGCTGTAGCTGTAACCGGAGCGGCCCCCCAATTAAACTGAATTAAATTTGATGAATTGCTCCAATACCAGCCGATAGAATTGCTATTGGCAGTCATCAATGCACCAAATGTGATGCCACCGGGTATAGTTCCTTGGTTGACCGCAGAAAATGTGTAAGGTTGAGATATTGTAGAAAACGATACATTATTAAGGAATGTTGCTGAGCCATCAAACGACATACAAGGCAGACTACCAAGACAATTTATAATAAAAGTTGGACGGTTTGCTATTGTAGCTTGTGTTAAATTTAAACCTGATACCGTTTGATCATATAAAGTTTTAACTGTACAACTTACAGCGCAAGTTGTAGAAAGTGCCTGCAAGGTTTGATTAATAGTGCCACCAGACGAGCATGTTAGGAGTGTATGAGTTGCATCTGCGGGCGCATATACATCAGCGACATTACCAGTATAAGCCGAATTATAACAACGTAAACCATACCATACAGAAGCACTAGAAACTATATCACCGGGGCCTTGATACGAAGCAGCACTAATAGAAACTTGTAATCTAGATTGCCAATAAGAATAAGAATTAACACCTGTAGTTATTAAACATAATAATGTTAATATAAATAAAATAATACGCTTCATAATTGAAAACCCCATGCTGTAACTGATACAACTCCACCAGAACCGGGAGCGCCAGAAATAACAGCAATAGCGGTATTAATAGCACTAGAAACGATACATGGAGAAAATATTTGTTCAGTAATTCCTATTCCAGATGCCAATGGAGCAGTCCATTGGGTATAATTTAAAGTGCCTGTAACTGTTCCTGTTACAGTAGAATTATTTGTAGCAGCGCCAGTCGCATTAGCCCTTATAGAAAAACCACAAATATAAGTGTGAATAGAAGCATTAGCCGCTAGTGTAGCTGTAGTAGCTGTTGTGGTTCCGGTAGCCGAAGCAGTAATTGGAGTAGAACCAGCGGGATAAACTTGCCCTACATTTCCAATTGTACTAGTTCCTGATGGAATAGCCGCCCCTGTATTAGTTGCTATAGTTGCTAATGAAGAAATTTCAGTAGATTGATTTGCAGCAGTAGACGCACCAGTAGTATTAGTGGCAATAGTTGAAAGAGATGTATTACCTGTA